GAAAGCCACTACGAGACGTTGTGCTCAGGCGCTCGTGCCGTGCTGTCGGGAGAAGCTGAAGACGATGCGACGTTCGCCATGCTTTACGGCATCGATCAGAATGATGACATCGCCGATGAAGCGGCGTGGCCAAAGGCAAATCCCGGCATGCAGTACGGGCAGCCGGACGCGGCCAGCATCCGCCGGTTGTACAACACCATGAAGCGTGACCCGGGCCAGCGCTCAGAGTTCTGCCGCTATCACTGCGCTCGGCTAAACGAGGACGTCGGCGGGTGGCTTGATATGTCGTACTGGCCGACGGCAACCGTGATCGATTGGGCCGAGCAACGCAAGCGGCAAGCGTGGGTCGGCATTGACCTCAGCAAGAGTCTCGACATGTCGGCCGTCGTGGTCGCGATCCCGCAAGAGAGCGGCAACATCCTCTTGCGTGGCCACTACTGGTGGCCGAGAGCGAACGTGGCACAGCGCGAACTAGATTACCGAATGCCGATCCGACGCTACGCGGACGAAGGCAAGATCAACTTAACGCCAGGCGCCGAGATCGACCACGAAGCCATTGCACAGAAGATGGCCGAGATTATCGCGGAATTCGACGTGCAACTTGTCGGATATGACCGCTGGGGGGCGTCGTACCTAGCGCAGCGGCTCGCCGAAATTGGTGCGCCGATCCAAGCCTATAGCATGGGCTCGAGCACGTTCGCTCCCGGGTGCCAGTTGTTTCAGAACTTGTGGGTCGGGCGCAAGTTGGTAATTGGCGACGATCCGATCTTGCGCCGAGCGTGCGCCGAAGCCATTCCCCGAACGGGTATGACCGGGTACGTGCGACCCGAGAAGCCACGTGACCATAGCGCAATCGATCCGCTCGTGGCCTCGATCATGGCCGTGCACTGCTGGGGAGGCAAACGCAGCAGTTGTTACGAATCCGAAGTTTAGTCCGAGACATGCAGGCCGAAACTTGTCGCAATGCGCAACATGTTGCGCAGTCTGCTACAGCGTTGGTTGGGCCACTGGGGCACGCACGGCGTGATCCTCCCGACGTCGTTTGACGTCGCAGGCATGCCCACCATTACGCCGGGCACGGCGCTCGCATATACGCCTGTATACCGCGCAGCTTCGCTCATCGCCAACGACGTGGCACGCGTGCCGCTCGACGTGAGCGAGCGCACCGCGAACGCGTTGTTGCAGCAACCAAACCGCTGGCAAAACGGCTTTGAGTTTCGCCGCTCGCTCACAATGCAAGCGCTCCTATACGGCAACGCGTTCGCCGTGATCAACCGCACGCTCGGTGGTGAGTTGCTGGAGTTGTTGCCGCTCGACATTGAAAGCGTGTCGCTCGATCTCACGAAGCCCGAGCCCGTCTACAAAACGCGGCTCTACGGTGACGTGCCGATGTCCTCGATGCTGCACCTTCGAGCCGTCGGCCTCGATGGCTTGTGGGGTGAGTCGCCGGTGCGCTTGTGCCGCACGTCGTTGCAGGTTCTCGCAGCACAAGAGAACTCTCAACTTGAAGTAATGAAGAATGCCGGCAACCCGAAGTTGGCGTTCGTGCATCCGGGCCCGCTGAGTGAAGGCGCTCGGCAGTCCATCAGCGAGAAGTTCTTGCAGCATCACGCGGGCGCTGAGAACGCGGGCAAGCCGCTTGTGCTCGCCGAAGGTATGCGCGTCGAGCGCATCAGCAGCACGCTCGATGACGCTGGCATCGCCGCGGCTCGACGCTACAGCGTTGAAGACGTTTCGCGCATCTATGGCGTGCCGACGTCGTACCTGAGCGAGCACAGTGCAAACGCCTACGGCTCGATGGAATGGCTGTCTCGCATGTACGTCGATGCGTGCTTGCAGCACTGGTTCTCAACGTGGGCGGCTGAGATCGTTGCGAAACTCGCACCGTTCGGCTCGGCGACGTTTGACAGCGACATGATCTCTCGGCCGTCGCTCGCCGAGCAAATGGCGGCGCTGCGCACTGGCGTCGAGTCCGGCGTCATCACGCGCAACGAAGCACGTGAGTACCTGAACCTCGCTCCGCTCGACGGGCTGGATGAACCCATCATCGCGAAGAACATGGGCACGGGCGGCGGTCAAACCAACATCGGCGCTGACACCAGCGCGGGGAGCGTCGATGACTTCGCTTGAACGTCGCAGCGTCACCATCGGTGCACCCGCGGGCCGCACGTTGTCGGGCCTCGCGATTCCATACGGCAAATGGTCGCGTGAGATCAGCGAGCCGTTCAACCCGCAATTCAAAGAGCGCATCACCCGCGGTGCATTCGGCGACCTCGCCGGCGCTGACATCAAACTGCTCTTCAACCACAACGCAAGCGCGTTGCTCGCTCGCACGCGTAGCGGCACGCTTACGCTCAACGACACGGCGAGCGGACTGCGCTTTACCGCGGATCTCGCCGAGACCAGCGTCGGCAACGACGTGCGCGCGATGCTCGAGCGCGGCGATTTGAGCGGAGAGATGTCGTTCGGTTTCTACGTCGATCGCGACGAGTGGAACCCGCGACGCACTGAACGCACTGTCACTGCCGCGCGGCTCGTTGAGCTCAGCGTGGTGGTTGACGCTGCCTACGGCGACAAGACCTCATCGAGCCTGCGGAGTGTTTCCGCGGCTGCCATTGAAGCCGCGGCGCTGCGGCTCGAGATTCACAAGCACAGGATGCAACATGTCTGACGAACTGAACAACATTGAGAACACCGTCCACGAATATCGCAAGACCCTTGACTCGTTCGCGGCTCGCACTGGTGCAAAGACGCACCACGTTGAAATCCGCGGCAGCGGCGAAGAGCGCGAGAAGATCGCGCGTATTGACGCTGACCTCGACGCCGTCGAGCGCATGAACCAAGACCGCCTTGCGCTGCGCGCAGCGCAAGAGCGCCTCAAGCAACTCGAAGAGGAACGTTCGCAGCCGCAGTTCCGCGGCGTGGTTGCGCGTGCCGACGTCAAGCACGATCTCGCAAGCCCTGAGTACGCGAAGCGTTGGCTTCAGGCGGTTGCGCGTGGCGACGCCGCAGAAATGCGAAACCTCGCAACCAACACAAGCGGCGCTGGCATTCCGACCGACATGGAACGCCGCATCGTGGAGAAGATGTACCAGGCGAACGTGTTGCGCTCGATCTGTCCAGTGTCTTCAATTGACTCGAAGCGCACCATCACGGTGGAAGGAAACCTACCCACATCGGCGCTTGTGGCGGAATCGGTCAGCGGTACAGCTGCAACCATCACACCTTCCAACCCGACGTTCGGAACTGCAATTAGCGTGACGCCGTATAAGTACGTCTGCGCAACGCAAATGTCGCAGGAGTTCATCGAAGATGCGATCGGTCAAGGCGGCATCGGAAGCGGCCTTGATTGGGTTGCATCACGAATCGGCCTTTCGCTCGCGTTAAAGATGGAAGAGGCGTACACCGTCGGCACCGGATCGAGCCAACCGGAAGGCATCGCGGGATCGTCGGCAAACACCAAGATTTCGGGTGTCTCGCAACAAACCGACATTGGTGGCGCCGTCACTACTGTGACCGCAGACAACGTGATTGATACGGTGCACCTTGTTGCGCCGCAGTACCGAAACTCGCCGCGGTTCCGTTGGCTTCTCTCTGACACGTTCGTGCGCGTCGCTCGCAAGTTGAAGAACAGCTACGTGACCAGCGGCTCTACCGAATACATCTGGACGCAAGCGCAATCGAACGCTGGCACGATGGTCGGCGGCGCTCCTGGCTTGCTCTACGGTGTGCCGTACTCGATCGGTCAGTACGTTCCAACCGCCAACACGGATGAGAACATCTTTGCCGTTGTCGGTGACTTCAATTACTTCGAGATTTTTGACCGCACTGGAATGACGTCGCTTGTCGATCCGTACTCGGCGGCAGTAAATCACCTCGTCACCTTGTACACATACGCGCGAACTGATTCCAAGATCATGCTTGCGAACGCGTTCGCTGCGATCACGGCCTAAGCATTTCTTACCTTTCGCTCGCGCTGGGGGGAAACCCCCGGCGCGGGTTTCATGGCTGCGACACCCATACCGATCGACATTCTCAAGACGCGGTTGCGCATCGACGTGACCGCTGACGATGTCATTCTTACAACCTTGTGCATTGCGGCTGGCGAGTTGTTGGAGCGTGAACTTGGCATCGGGCTCGCGAGCGAAACGCGCACGGCCAAACTCGACAAGTGGCGGCGCTTCATTCTTCCGATGCAACCAGTGGCGTCGGTCACATCGGTGACGTACTACAACGGAAGCAACGTGCTCACCACGATGCCAACGTCCGATTGGTACGTCAATGCAACGGACAGTTTGACTGCGCTCGAGTTCAAAGAAACGCCGGAGATTTATGATGGCACGTTCCCCACGGTGACCTATACCGCGGGCTACACGCAAGTTCCGCATGCTTTGCAGCAAGCCATTGTTGCGCTTGTTGGTGCTTGGTACGCCAACCCTGACGCAACGTCGGTGGCTTCGCTTGCCGAAGTGCCGCTCTCGCTGAAGTTCATCATGAACGCGTATAGCGCACGTGGGGCGCTCCGATGATCGGAAGCGGCCGACTTCGCTTTCCTGCAACTGTGTTGCAACCAAGCATCAACGAAGATGACTTGGGGATGCGAACTGGCAACTTCACCGACATCAACAAGACGCGACCGGGAAACCCGCCGTTGTGGGTTGACTTGCGCACGGACAGCGCGAGCGAGCAGCAGTACGCCGACGGCGTCGCGGTTGTGCGTCGAGCCGAGATCCGTTGCCGTTGGAACTCGTTGCAGGATTGGGGCATTAACGAAACGTATCGCCTCACTGTGCGTGCTCGCACGTTCCGCATTCTCGGCATTACCAACCTCGATGAAGCCGACATGGTCGCCGTGCTCGAGTGCGAGGAGGTTGTATGAGCATTGAAGCCGCACTACGTGAAATGCTGAACGCGAGTGACGATCTAAACGCGTACTCAATCACGCACGGGTACAGGTTGCAAAACAGCAACTTGCCAGCGATCACATTTGAAATCACCAACAACGAGCGCAGCGCGGTAAGCGGTCACTGGCTTGCGTCTGCTCAAATCAAAGTAGTCGCAGTGGAAACAGGCACGGCGCTCAACATCGCTTCAAACGTTCCTGCGGCTTGTGTTCCGGCGGCTTACTTGTTTGGTTCCTACACATTCGACGCAGTGATATTCCGTGGCCGAACCGTTGACGCCGCATCGGTCGGCGAAGGTGACGAGCAAGAACCCGCGGAAGTCAATTGCGAAGTGGACATCTACTACAGGGAGAACTAAATGGCAGCTCTTTCATCGGCGCTCGCGTCTTTCAGTTGGGCCGGAAATGCCGTTGCCGGCCTTGGCACCGTGTCGATTCAATACGATCAAACTTTGATTGATTCGACCGACATCGCTACGGGCCCGCGCACCTACATTGTCGGCAACCGAGGATGCACCGCGACTATTGACATGTTCTACGATCAGGGAAATACGGCTATGGCGGCGATCGAAACCGCGATTAACTCGGGAAGCGGCAGCGCTGCGGCAGTCATCACGTTGTCAACAGCCATGACGTACAGCGGGCAAGCGTTCGTTCAATCGTTCAGCGCAACCGCTGCAACAAACGAAATCATCCGCGCAAACTTCACTATTCAATTTACAGGCGCAATTACGATCGCATGAGCATTCGAGACGCACTTACTCTCAAGAACTGGCACGGCACGCTCCCCAACGGCGTCGCCGTCGAGCTGCGCCGACCGTCAGCGCTCGATCTCATCGAGGCGCTCGACATGTCGGCGAAAGATCCGCAGCGGCTTTCCGCGTGGATGGTGGCTCGTCACCTCGTTGAGAACGGCGCACCAGTGTTTGCGAGCGTGGATGAAGCGCTCGCCGCTGACGCGTTCACGGTGCAGAAGATTTCAGCGCTGGTGGAGCGGCTTTACGCCGAAGGCCGGGACTAACTGACGCCGCACGTCGGGTGCTACGTGTGGCGTTCTCACTGACGAGCACCGATCTCGCTACGTTGAGCGTTGCAGCGCT